CTAGCACAAGTACTTCCACTAGCACATCTACAAGTAGCACGTCTACAAGCACATCTACAAGTACTTCCACTAGCACAAGTACTTCCACTAGCACTAGCACGTCTACAAGCACATCTACAAGTACTTCCACTAGCACAAGTACTTCCACTAGCACTAGCACGTCTACTAGTACATCTACAAGTACTTCCACTAGCACAAGTACTTCCACTAGCACTAGCACGTCTACTAGTACATCTACAAGCACATCTACAAGCACTAGCACATCTACAAGTACTTCCACTAGCACATCTACAAGTACTTCCACTAGCACTAGCACATCTACAAGTACTTCCACTAGCACTAGCACGTCTACTAGTACATCTACAAGCACATCTACAAGCACTAGCACATCTACAAGTACTTCCACTAGCACTAGCACATCTACAAGCACGTCTACTAGTACAACAACTAGCACCACTACGTCATCTCCAATATATGTAAATGTTACTAATGGAACAACGTCACCATTTACTTCAACAATATTGAGTGTTGCAGTGAATGGATATAATATAGTGGGAGGTTCATTTCCATTAACAATGGGAAATTCTACAAATGGGACTACTGATCAGATTGGTACTTATGATTTAACTGTTGTAGTTTTCTCGACATATAGTGGAAATGGTGCTATTATTGTATCTGACTCAAATGGTACTCCATATTGTGTTGAAGTGAGTGGAAATACAACAATAACATTCCCGAATATTGTTGTAAGTAATAGCGGTAATATTGATGTTGCAATTAGTAATGGAAATTGTGTTTAATTCACGAGCTAAAATAAAAAATAAGTATTTATGATTAAAATCTTTAAAAATGTCGTTTATTGATAAAAAAGACCCTGTTGTTTTAAGCATAATGTTAACATCAAAAGGTAGGGAACTATTATCTACTGGAAACCTAACATTCAAATATTTCGCTGTTGGTGATAGTGAAATTGATTATGGGTTGACCAATGAAATAAATAACATTGAATCTCATTTAAATTATAAACCATATCCGCTTGATTTGAGTATTTTAAGACCCACAAATAAAAATCCTCAAATAATTTCTTTCGTTCCACAGAACATAACAGGTAATCCGTATAATTTAATATCAAGAGTACCATCAACACCATATGAAATTGTTAACAAAACCTCAACAATAGGGTTTTTTACTAATACTGGGACAACATTTATAACGGATAGTAATCACGTTAAACAACCCGATGCAATGGTTGACGTGAATGGAGTTACTGGTGGAACAAAACTCACGTTAAAAAAAGCACCAACATACGGTGCAAATATTAACGAACCTTCGATTGGGGATTTACTTTTAGTTAAATGGTCTGTTTATTCGAATACAACAGGATATACAATAAATAAAAATATTCCAACACCATATTTAACGTATCAAATTGTTAATAAGACAGGTACGTTGAGTTCCGATAATCTTATTGTAAGTGTTGATAGAAATTTGCCTGATTTCAATGGGTATTACCCAACCGCTAAAGCAGGTGCAATGATTTATTATAATTTTATTAATTATAGTGGTGCAACATTATTTGAAAATACTACGGCTGATTATAAGATTAAAAGCGTTTCATCGTTTTTGAATAATACTGAGTGTCCCACTGTTGTATTCCCATATTGGAATATGTCAATCATATATACAGAAGAAATTGCGGGGGTTAAATTTGTTGATAGAAATTTTGGACAATTTAATAGTAGGGCATATGGTGGATTTGTTTCATATATACAAAATCAAGCACCTATTTATAAAAAATTAGGTGTGATACATTATACGAATAATTCTCCAGCAAATGTGTATGCAGAAGAATTATATTTAAAAACCGCCAAATTAGAAATTCCAAACATATTGTGGCACAAATCGAGTACAATTACAATGGGCATTACACTTGTGCCAACGGGTGATAGTAAATTATTAACTGGTGAAACAAAATCATTGAATTTAAAATATTACGATTTAGCAGATTTAGATGGTAATATTGTTGGAAAAGTGCTCACAGAATTAAAAATATTCTTGATTGAAGACCAAGAATTGTTGTTTGCAATGTCATATAAGTCAAATAGGTCTTGGACTCTTCCAGATTATCTTGTTGGTAGTATTGGTGGGGCTGGTGCAGCACCAACATCTACCAGTACATCAACGTCTACAAGTACGTCTACCAGTACCAGTACATCTACCAGTACCAGTACATCTACTAGTACTTCTACATCTACTACAACAGTACAACCAATATATTATAATGTTCAAATGTCTCAAGCATTTCAGAAGAATGATTGTCCCGCAGGACCGTCCTATGGTAATTATGTTACATATACGGTGATTGCAGCAAAATATAGTTCTTTAATATCTCAGGCAGCAGCAAATGCGTTGGCACAAGCAGAAATTGACGCAAATGGTCAAACTAATGCAAATATTAATGGTGTTTGTGAAGTAGTTCCACCGACAACCACTACCAGTACATCTACAAGTACCAGTACAAGTACATCTACAAGTACCAGTACATCTACAAGTACAAGTACGTCTACAAGTACATCTACAAGTACAAGTACATCTACAAGCACGTCTACAACAATATCACCAAACCCAATGCTGATCACTAATCCATCTTTTGATCAATCATATACTACTGCGGGTGTGGGTGGTAATGTGTTAACTTTGGGCGGTGGTGGAAGTACAATTGATGCAATTGGAGTTGTTTATGTTACTGCTACACAATATGATAATGGCCGTGGAATGCCACCTGAAGCTGGCACTCAAGTATTCGGCATTGGTGGTGGACTAGGTGTATTCACATTAACATTATCTAATTTAATTAATGGTACTGATTATGTTTATAAAGCATTTGCTATAAATAATTTAAATCAAACGGGTTATGCTGGCAATGTTGAAACATTTACCACATTAATATTACCCACAACTACTACCACTACAAATGCACCAATACCACCACCTGTAGGAATACCCGGGGTTGCAACCACATCACCCAACTTAAGTAATATTACTATGTCGAGTGCAATTCTTGGCGGATATGTATATAGTGAAGGTGGGTCAGCGATTACCGAAATGGGTATTTGTTATTCCATTATTAATACTAGTCCACCCGAAGCAGGGTCATATGTACTAGATGGCAATATTGGAATTGGTCAATTTATGGTAAATTTAAATGGATTGTCACCTAATACGACATATGTTTTCAAAGCCTATGCACGTAATATTTTTGGTGGTGCATATGGTCAAGAATATACATTTACCACCAACTCTACAACACCCACCACAACAACAATTCCACCGATTAATATTTCTCGTTATACAATTGGTATTTCTCCAATTGCTCCACTGGGAAGTGTTATACATAGTGTTAAAATAAATGGAATGGAACTACTTTCTGGAGATATTGGTACTTATGAAGGTACTATTGGTGGTGATGCAACTCCTTTTTTACATGACCCAACGATAGAGGTGTTATCAACAAATATTATTCATACTGAAATGAATGTTGCTTCTGATGGAGGGGTTAATCTAGCACATCCAACATATGTGGATGGAAATGGAGTAACGCATTCGGGTTTTCATGTAACTAATTTTTCTAATTATCTGATTATCTCAATAGTTAATGGTTAATTTTTAAATTTTATTTCGTTAGTATTTATAATTAAATTCATGAAAAGTGGCATTTATTAATAAAAAAGATTCTCTTGTTTTAAACATAATGTTAACATCAAAAGGTAGGGAACAATTGTCTACTGGAAATTTAACGTTCAAATATTTTGCTGTTGGTGATAGTGAAATTGATTATAATTTCATAAGAGACGTTAATTTTCCAACAGGCGAGGCAAATTATAATGTTGCCGATTCAAGCATTTTACAACCAACTGATAAGTACCCTAAAATAATTTCTTTTATTCCGAACATAATATCTGGCGATCCATATAATATAATATCAACAATTTCTTCAAAGTCATACGATGTTATGGATAAAGTAGAACCTCTTGGATTTTTTTCAAATGATGTGACGAAATTTATTGTTGATGCGGATCATGTTAAACAACCAGATGCAATGGTTTATGTGAATAGTGTTGCGGGGGGGAGATTTTTAAATTTAAAAAAAGCACCTACATATGGTACAAGTGGTCAAGAACCAGTAATTGGTGATTTACTTTTGGTTAAATGGGTGCATTATGGAAGTAGCACAGGGTATACAATAAATAAAAACATCCCCACACCATATTTAACATATCAAATTGTTAATAAAACTGGTACATTAGGTAATAATAATTTAATCGTAACTGTTGATAGAAATTTACCTGATTTTAGTGGAAATCCGTTATATAATGGTATTGCAGGTGCAATGATTTATTATAATTTCACTAATTATATTGGTGATACTATATATAATGATTTAGAAACTGATTATATTAATGAAAGCATATTATTATTCACCCAAAATAATGAATGCCCAGTTCCTTCGTTTCCATTTTGGAATTTGTCAATTGTAAATACTGAGGAAATTGCGGGAGTTCAATATGTCGACAGAAAATTTACACAATCCCCAAGTAGAACATATGGTGGATTTGTTTCATATATTCAACAACAAGCACCCGTTTACAGTAAACTAGGTATTATTCATTATAGTAACGAAGCCCCTACAAATACATATGGTGAAGAATTTTATTTAAATTCTAAATTAGAAATACCTTGGATTATGTGGCATAAATCAAATACCACAACAATGGGCATTACACTTATGCCAATAGGTGACAGTAAAACATTAACAGGGAAAACAAAATCACTTAATACTGTATATTATGATTTGGCTGATTTAGATGGTAATGTTGTGGGTAAAGTATTTACGGAATTGAAAATATTTTTAATTGAAGACCAAGAACTGTTATTTGCAATGTCATACAAGTCAAATAGGTCTTGGACGCTTCCAGATTATATTGTTAATGGCATCGTACCTACAACAACCACAAGTACAAGCACATCTACAAGTACATCTACAAGCACATCTACAAGTACTTCCACTAGCACATCTACAAGTAGCACGTCTACAAGCACATCTACAAGTACTTCCACTAGCACTAGCACATCTACCACTACCAGTACATCTACCAGTACATCTACAAGTACATCAACGAGTACAAGTACGTCTACCAGTACAAGCACAAGTACATCAACAACCACAATTCCACCAATTGTAAATAGTTATGGATATTTATATAACTGGTATGCCACCACAAATATAAAAAAAATTGCAAATGAAGGATGGACAATTCCAGATTCCACTCAATTTGAAACATTAATGAAATATGTTGATCCTTTGGGGCATGCCCTTTCTAATACGGCAGCAAATGCACTAAAAGAAATTGGAACAACATATTGGACAGATGCACATGGAACAAATGCAACTGGATTTAATGCACGTGGAGGTGGAATAAGAGATTATTCAACAGGCTTAGTTAGTAATATAAAATATAGTGCAACATATTGGACAAGTTTTATTTTAGATGATAGTATACATAAAGGCGTTGCTGGATTATGGACAAACTTACCGCAATTTGCAGTACCGATTTCTGGCGATGGTTTTCCAAGATACAATCCACATGAAGGTGTTTCGGTTAGATTAATTAAAAATACAACAACATTAACAAATGGTCAATCAGGTACGTATGTTGGAAATGATGGAACTATTTATAATACAATTTGTATTGGAACTCAGGAATGGATGTCTGAAAATTTAAAGGAAACTAGATATAATGACGGTACACTTATTCCAGAAATATTAAACAATATTGAATGGATTAATGATTCAATTGGTGCTAGATGTTATTATATTTTATAATAATTAATAAATATTTTCCATTTTTTTAAATTTATAATAATTTATAATAATTTATAAGTATTTATAGTAAACAATAAAAATTTATAAATACTTATGAGACAATTAAGATATATTTGTGCACAGCCAGCTATTAAATATTATGCTTGGCAGGTAGAAGTAATGATAAACAATTTCATTGAGATGGGTATTAATGCTAATAACATTGATATTATTGCGTGGAAGGAGAATGGTATAATACCTGAAGAATGGAGTAAGCTTGCAAATAGATATGCAGCAAGATTCTTTTTTTATGATGACACCAGAGAAATCAAACACTACGTTTCATCAATCAGACCTAATATTTTAAAACAACATTTTAAAGCGCATTCTTACTTAAAGAATGATGTAATATTTTATCATGATTGTGATATTGTATTTACTAAACCGCCAAGAGAGTGGATTAGTGATGATATGTTGAATGATGAAGAGTGGTATGGTTCTGATACTCGTTGGTATATTGCTCATTCATATATTAAGAGTAAAGGTGATGATATTATTCAGAAAATGTGCAATATTATGCAAATGGATGAGAAAGTAATTGAAGACAATGAATTAAATTGTATAGGTGCACAATATCTAATGAAAAATGTCGATTATTCTTATTGGGATAGGGTTGAAAAAGATTCGGAGAAATTATTTAAAGACGTTACAAATTTAAATAACAAAAAAATTTATTTAGATAAAATCAAATGGGAAGAAGAAAAAATTGAATGGGAGAAAAATAATGTGGAAGCAATTGCCAATGGTGAAAAATTCTCCAAGCCACTATATCACGAGTTACAAATATGGTGCGCAGATATGTGGGCAGTCCTATGGGGTGCATGGAGATTGGGTTATAAAACTAATATTCATCCTAATTATGAATTTAGCTGGGCAACATCAAGTGAAAATGATTATGATAGAATGAATATTATGCATAATGCTGGTATTGAATCAGCAGATAATGGTCAATTTTATAAAGCTGCATATATGAATAGTTTTCCATATAATTTAGATTTAAAAATAAACGAATATACCACTAGTAAGAAATATTATGAGTGGGTTCAAAAGGTAGAAAAAATAACTTGTTTAATCTAAATAAAAAAATTAATTATTATGAATAAAAAAAATGTTGGAATTGTAATATTAGCAACTAATGCTTATTTTGTACTTGGCGTAAATTTGATGAAGAAATTCATATATCATTATAAAGGCGATGCAAAAATTACTTTTTATTTTTTCTCGGATACAAACCCTAATGAATATGTTCCAGATAATTTAGATGTTAAATATACACACCAAGTACATGATAATTGGTTGGATGGTACGAATTCTAAGTTTACAAATATATTGTCATTAGAAAATTCGGATGCTGATTATTTAATATATATAGATGCAGACACCAGTATATCAAAGGATTTTACCGAAGAATGGTTTATTGGTGATACGGTAGGATTGGAACATTTCGGTAACAATGGTTGGATGAAAGACGTTAAAGGTTATGATAGAAATATAAACTCAAAAGCATATGTGCCAATGGATACTCCATTATTTCAAATGTACTATCATGGGTGCTTGTTTGGTGGAGAGAAAAATAGGCTTATGGAAGTATGTAAAATTTTGCATAATAATCAGTTGGAAGATAAAAAAATATCTTATGAACCCGGGGTAAATGATGAAAGTTACATTAATCAATATTATCACTATAATCCCCCTACTCTTACAGTATATTTAGATAAATATATGTTTAATGTTAGTGATAAGGGAGGAATTGGGGATACTAGAGATATGAAATTAAATATAGGGTCACTAAAAGCAGAAATGTTAATTAATAAAAACAATAATTACGATATTATAAACAACCGTATAGTAGTAAAATGATTTCCTCATTTAAAACGATTGATAATAACACAAGTATAGAATATAAAAACATATATTCTATATTTGGCGTGTTATATTTTTTCACTATTGAAGAAATTAATTTACCTTATGTTAAAAAATTTACAACGTCTTATGACTGGAGACCACAAATCAAAAAATTTAATTCTGAAGAAGAGCTAAATAATTACATAGAAACCCTTCAAGACATAAAAATTGTTGACTTAGCAGTATTGGCGGATAATTTGTGGTATGGAAATATTGGGCACGGATTATTTGACGGATTATACCCAATATATCTATCATTATTAAAATTTGGATATGTTGACGAACCTTTTACGTTTTTATCTATGGATTGGTCGTTTAGGGAAAATTTTGCGTATGATACGATTAAAGCTTTCACAAAACAGGAATTGTTAGAATATACTAATTTAGATAAAAGTGAAATATTTCACTTCAAAACGTTGATTGCTGGAACAGATCCAACGGGAAATAGGGTTGTAAATAAAGAAATGTTTATATATGGTAAACATTGGGATGGTTTAGCACAGTTTAAAAGAAGACTTTTTGAAGTACATGGTATTAACATTGACAAACCATTAAATCGTGTGCCCAATGTAATCATAATTAATAATAAGAGATTTAATGAACAAGATGTAATAATTCTTAAAGAGGTTGTTAATAAGGTATCTGATATTTGTAACATAAAATTTATTGATTGGTATCATGATTATAAAATTTATGGAAACAAAGCATTTATTAAACAAATGGAAGACTTTCAAGAGGTAGATATTCAGATTACTGCACCGGGTACTGGAATGATGTATCTTCCACTTCTTAAACGAGGTGCTGTTAATATTAATCTTGGATTTATCGAACACACTCAAACCAATACAGTTAGAGGTAATCTTAAAATATTGGAATCAAAGCACCCAGATCATTTAATTCCTGCATATATGGAACAGCCCATATGTGCTGGGACATATTATGTTACTAGTTTATATTATGATAGATATAAATACAATAATTTGGAGATCGAACCATTAATTGCCATAATTAATGAGGCAATTGAACTAATAAAAAATGGTCAAATTATTGAGGGTAATGTTAATATAGATGCTAAAGTATTTAGGGAATATTGTAAAATAGCTAAAGACGCAAATGAAATTTGTGCACATCTAACATACGGATCGCTACACGTAGAATTTTTTGTGAACGAACATCCATACGCATTATTACCAACAACTGATATAGAATTACTTAGAAAAATTAAAGATGAGCTTGGTTATGATAGACAATACGAAATTCGTTTGGACTAGAGTCATTGGTGGAATTCCCCTTCAGTTTGAAGATGTGGCAACGTCTAATACAGTGCCATTTGTATTTGGAGAATTTGAGCAAGATTACTATTGATTAGAACAAATTCAATTATCCAAAGAAGATATTGTAATTGATGTGGGTGCTAATGTTGGAATGTTTTCCATTTATATTAAAAAGAAGTTTGGGTGTAAAGTAATTGCATTTGAGCCAGTTCCAATGAACTTCAAACAATTTAAGAAAAATATTATTCTAAATGGTTTGTCTTTAGATGATTTTGAATTACATAATACTGCTGTGACTGACGTTGAAGGAGAGATTGTTAGAATTGGTACTCCGTTGGATAATACTGGAGGTTCATCCACTTATGATTTCAACACCAATTATTCAATGTGTAAAACTGAAACGTTAGAAAAATACATAACAAAAGATTGTAAATACTTGAAAATAGATTGCGAAGGCAGTGAATATTCAATCATTCCTTCAATACTCCATAAGATTAACCAATTTAGTTATATTGGGATTGAATACCACAAATTCAATGAGGATCAAAATCCCAAAGTATTACATGAAACATTGAGAATGAATTTTAATGGAGAAATGTTTCATGCAGATATTTAAGACAATTAATTATTTTATTAATTAAATTTAGATTATCAGTATTTATAATAAAATTTAAATATGGCAAGCGGATATTCAATATTTACAACATATCTTTTAGTACCAACTGGAACATCTTTGGGTTATGGTTATAGTGAAGCAATTCATTGTAATTATATTAAGAAAACTCAATCAGCAGTAACAAACCCAACAATGGGGGAAACAACCATAAATTTTCCAAATATTGCCGAATTTAAGTTTCTTAGTGATGATCTCGTGCATAGCACTGGATATACTGTTCATAGAATATTTGCATTAATACAAATTATTGATAATGCTGGTTATACAAATATTGGGGATGTAAAAGCAATTGCTTCTGAATGGAGAATTTTTGAAATTACCAATCAGATTCTCACGCATGCTGCTGGAACACCATTAACTGCAAAACAATTAACAAGCGTTGTTTTTAGAGTACCATTTAACGACTACTATACATATCCCATATATAATTTAAGTTATCTCAATTATCCAACAAAAGAAATTGCTGATGATGATAAATTATGTCTTGGTGATGAAATATACTTTTTTGGCAACGTATCAACAGAAATAAAAGCAATTGCATATACAACCGATCTTTCAATTAATTTGCCATTAAATCAGTTTAATTCATCCACAAATAATACTTGGACTGAAACTGATCAGGTAGCAATAAGTGAAATCGGTATATATGATGCAAACAAAAATCTAGTCGCAATTGGGAAACTTAATAACCCGATTATTAAGGATGAAACGATTTCTAGAACAATCGTTTTTGATATAGATTTTTAATTTATAACAAAATCATAAATTTTTACATTTTTTTATAATTTCTTAGTATTTATTATAAATTATATAATAAATATGAAAGAGTTGCGCATAGTTGACGAAACAAAACCAAAGTCCATTATTATTGATGGAAGTCTACATAGTAGATTTAAAATGTTTTGTAAGGGAAAAAGTATGAAAATTGGTGGAGTTATTGAAGATTTAATTAGAGTATATCTTAACAATCCAAAAGTAGTACAAAAAATGATAGACGAGCATAAAGAAAGCGTATAATATGGAAAAATATATATGGTCGCTTGATATTAGTACTACAAATATCGGAAGTGCTTTATGGGATTCAAAAGGAAAGTTAATTGAATTGAAACATCTGGAATTAAAAATAGATAAAAATGTTCAAGTTGGAGATAGAGATATTCATAAAGCGGAAATCTTTAGGAAATATGTGGAAGAATATAAAAATAGAATATTAACTGAACTAAACGGTGAAATTGAATATATTATAGTTGAAGAACCTTTGAACGGTAGCAACAATTCCAACACAGTTTCATTGTTATATGGTTTTAATGGAATTTGTAGATATATTCTATACACAATATTCAATATTTATCCAAAGAAAATATCTGTGCATGAGTCACGTAAATTATTTTTGGTCGATTTGGTTCACAACGAAAAAAGAAAGGGTGAAATGGTTGAAGTATTATCTTTTCCTAAAGAATATATAAAAGAAAAGAAATTATATATATGGGAAAAAGTATCTAAACTAGAAAAACAAATTGAATGGTTTTATGGTAAAGACGGTAAACTAAAAGACATCAACTATGATATGTCCGATTCTTTTGTTGTTGGTATTGCTGGTTTAATTACTTTAGACATTATTACAAAAGAAGATTGGAAAAAAAGATATTTATCAATATGTCCCAAAAAACATCAATTGGAATAATTAAAGAATATGTAAAATTACTTGGCTGTTCATTAATGTCAACTAGTTATAGAAATAACAAAGAGGCGTTGAAATGGAAATGTGATTGTGGTGAGGAATGGGAATCTTCTTGGAGTAATTTAAAAACTAAAAATGCTTTGTGCCCAAAATGTCAAAATAGAAGAACATCAAAAAATCCGAATAAATACAATATTAATGATTTTAAAATTATTGCCAATAATAAAGGGGGTGTTTGCTTATCGGACATCTATACTCATTGTAAGGTCAAATTAAAATTTCGATGTAATTTTGGTCATATTTGGGAGGCTACACCTGCAAATATAATAAATAGTAAAACATGGTGTCCAGTTTGTGGGCGCACTAGCTCAACTACCATTAATGATATACAAAAACTTGCCCATAAAAAGAATGGCATGTGTTTGTCAACAAAATATGTAAACGGCAGCACAAAACTTTTGTGGGAATGCGAAAATGGTCACGAGTGGATGGCAGTTCCTGAAAGTATCGTGGCTGGGACTTGGTGTCCAATATGTGCAAATAGAAACATACCATCAACAATATGCGAAATGCACGAAATTGCCCATGAACGAGACGGAGAGTGTGTTAGTGAAAAATATGTTAACGCTCATTCAAAATTGAAATGGAAATGTGAGAATGGTCACGAGTGGAATGCAACGCCATCGAACATAAAGAATGGGAAATGGTGTCCATTGTGCATATCTTCTGGCGGTGAAAAATTCTTAAGGAATTTATTTATAAAAAATGGGGTTAAATTCGAACCACAAAAAAAATATGATGACTGTAGAAACGTTAAACAACTACCTTTTGATTTTTATTTAATTGATTATAATATTTTAATTGAATATGACGGTCATCATCATTTTAAACCAATTCAATTTAATGGGTGTTCAATTGAAAAAGCAAATAAAACATTTTTAGGCACAATAAAAAACGATAAAATTAAAAATGAATATTGTATGAATAATAACATTCCTTTAATACGAATACCATACACAGAAAAGAATATCGGAGAATATTTAAAAAATAAATTGATTGATTATAACGCTCTTTTCATTATTAAATGAGATACATATATTTAATTAAATCTGTAGAGGATAGTTGTTATAAAATTGGGATATCTAAACACCCAAACAAACGTTTGTCACAATTGCAAACGGGAAATTCTGCAGAGTTAAAACTAATTGATGTATATCCCACTGAGTTAGCCAATCAAATTGAAGGAACATTACATAGAAAATATTCTCACATACATAAAAACGGTGAGTGGTTCGATGGGTCAATAGAAATTGAGGTTTCGTTTATAAAAGAGTGTAAACGAATTGAAGAAACTTTAAAGATGTTAAAGCAAAGCGGTAATGTATTTATCTGAAAACCCTTGCATTTTCAATAAAATTATTGTATGTTTGGGGAAATTTTAATAAATAACATTATTTAAACCATTTAAAATGAATAAAGAAAGAATCGAAAAAGCAGTTGAAGTAATTAATTATGCAATGAAGAATCAAATATCAGTTAGAGAAGCATCGTTAAAATGTGGATATGCTGATACTTATGTAAAGAACACAAAAGCAATCCTTTATGAAAAATATGAAAATGGTATGCTTGATGATGAACTATTTACATTGTTTGATGATGCTTACAAGCAATATGCTTATTATAGGGGATTTGGAATAGTAAACGATTACTCCCCCAAAACAGATTTATCCCAACTTAAAGTTCCGTCACAATGGAATATTACCAACACCGCTGCAGATAACGGTACTAAATTCAATCAAAAGGGTAATGAAGCAACTGCTGAGTGGAAAAGCTCTAACTATCCCTTAAATCACATTAAAACGCTAAGTGAGCTACTTGCAGCATGTGAAGTAGATTTAGACATTTGGCAAGTAAAAGAACATACTGTTAATAAATGGGACACCACCAGTATGAAAGGTGATGCACCACAAACAATCCAAAATTTTCAAGTTAAAGCACGTTTAGAAAAAAATCTTGTTGCTTCTAAAGAAAAAGCAATTGGTGAGATTTTTATTGATATGGTGAAAAATTATATGCCATCACGCTTAGAAGTACCTATTAAACCAAAAACAACTGTTGAAAACAATCTATTTGAGATAACTCTTTTTGATCTTCACATGGGCAAGCTTTGCTGGAAAAACGAGACAGGTGAGAACTATGATCTTAAAATAGCAAGTAAACGATTCTTAACAACAATCAGAACATTAATTGATAGAGCAAAGGGATTTGAATACTCAAGAATTCTGTTTCCTATTGGTAGTGATTTTTTTAATACCGACACGATACTAAACACCACCACAGCAGGAACGCCACAGGATGAGGATGCCAGATGGAAAAAGACTTTCTCCTTGGGTATCAGGCTTGTAGTGGATGCAATTAATATGTTAAAACAAACAGGCGTTCCTGTTGATGTTATGGTAATTGCGGGTAATCATGATTTAGAAAGAAGTTATTATTTGGGTGCATGTCTTGAGGCGTGGTTTAACAATGATTCTCAAGTTCACATAAATAATGAAGCACCTTTAAGGAAATACTATCGTTTTGGTAAAGTATTGCTTGGATTAACTCATGGAAGTGAAGAGAAAGAAAGTTCATTATCAATGTTAATGGCAAATGATGTTGAATCTAAATCAATGTGGGGTGAAACATTATACCATGAATGGCACTTGGGGCACATCCATCGCAAAAGAACCGTTAAATACACTACGTTGGATGCAAGCAGAGTGACTAACGAAGAGTTGGGTGTTACTGTTAGATATTTATCAAGTTTAACTGGGACTGACGCATGGCACTTTTCTAAAGGGTTCATAGGTGCAACCAAAGCGGGTGAAGCATTCATTTGGAATGATGAAGCTGGACTTGTTGCGCATTTGAATGCAAATTTAATAATTGAATGATGACCATTAAATCAAACACTAAGGATTTTATTTTAAAATCTACCATAGTACACAATAATAGGTATGATTATTCTGAATCGGAATATATCACAAATTACATTAAATTAAAAATTAGATGTTTGATTCACGGTATTTTCATGCAATCACCTCATTCTCATTTAACTGGAAGAGGATGTCCAAGATGTTCAAATAAATATAAATTAACTACAGATGATTTTATAAGTAAAGCTAATTTGGTTCATTCGAATAAATATGATTATAGTGAAACTATCTATAATAACAGTAAAGCAAGTCTCAATATAAAATGCCCAATTCATGGTATTTTTAGACAATTGGCAAATAATCATATTGTGGGATACGGCTGTCCACAGTGTGGTGGGAAAATTACGCTAACTAATGATGATTATATTAATAGGGCAGTAAAAACACATAATAACATATATGATTACGCTGAAACCATATATGTTAATTCGAAAACCAAAGTTAAGGTAAAATGTGATATACACGGTATTTTTACACAAATGCCATTTAATCACTTAAATGGTGGTGGATGTCCAAAATGTGCTGGTAGAAATAAAACAACGGAAGAATTTGTTATTGAGGCAAATAGTATACATGAAAATATTTATGATTACACATTGTCAAAATATTTGGGAAATAAAATAAAATTAGACATAATTTGTCCGATACATGGAATTTTTTTCCAAATACCACACAGTCATTTGGTTGGTTCTGGTTGCCCAAAATGTAATAAATCAAAAGGAGAAATAACAATTGGAAAAATATTAAACAAGCATAATATTAAATTTATTGAACAAAAAAGATTTGATGATTGTTTGGGAAATAAAAATAAACTTCCTTTTGATTTTTATTTAAGTGATGATAATTGTGTTATTGAGTATGATGGACGACAACATTTTGAAGTCGTTAGATTTAACGGATGTTCAGAAGAAGTAGCAAAACAATGTTATGAATCTACAATAAAAAACGATAAAATTAAAACGCAATATTGTGTAGATAATAAAATAAAATTAATTAGAATTCCATTTTATGTAAAAGATATTGAAAACTATATAATAAATAAAATAAATGATAAATATTATGAATAATACAAATAATTTAGTAAATTTAGCAAAGGGTGGTGGAAAGAAAGTAGAGGTAAAAGTCACAAAACCAGCACCTAAAAAACCTGAAGTTAAGGTGGTTGAAAAACCAAAAACTCCAGAGGAAGAAAGAGATATTAAAGCAAAACAAAGAGTTGAAGAACTTTTAAATGGAGTTGATTTAATGCCAAAGAAGGAAGAAGAACTTTTGGAAGTAATAGAGCAACCAAAAGAAGGTTTAGAATGGCTTGAAGAACAAGTTTCGTTGTTGTCAGAGCAAAATGAAGCATTAAGAGCTGAGTTGGGAGTAGCAAAGGCAGATTATTCAAGACTTTATGAATCACAAAGAGGGGGGGGTGGGGTTAACCCAAACGAAACATTGCATCAAAACGTTCTAATAATGTTCAACGAGCTGCAAATCAACATGTTAGGTCATAATCAAGAAAGAACTCCTTGGTCTACTGTTAATGTGATATATTTGTTGAATCAGATGCTAAGTCTTTTTCCTTTTACCGAAAAGTATAAGAAATTTTAAAAAATTGAAATTGCAATTGAAAATGATTACCCGATTATTCTGGTAATCATTTTTGTTTTAAATAAAATTAATTATGGGTAGGCAAAAGCAAACTATTGGGAGATGTGCCAAAGAAGCTTTAAAATACCAAACAAGAAGCGATTTTAGACAAAATAGCTATTATATTTACAACATGGCATGTAGTTTTCATTGGTTGGATGAAATATGTACTCACATGATAAGAACAGGAAGCATCATGTACAGATGTGTATATGTTTATGAATTTCCTGATAATTATGCTTATGTTGGTTTAACAAATAATATAACCAAAAGAAATTCTAAACGGAAATCAAAACTCAATGATGCTGTAACTAAATATATTAAAGAAACTAATTTAGAACCTAATCTAAAACAATTATGTGATTATGTCCATATTGATGTAGCAAGAGAATTGGAAAAAGATTTAATTAAAATATATAAATCAATGGGATGGAACATGTTAAATATTACAGATGGTGGAGAAGTTGGAGCAATTGAAAGAAAGTGGACTAAAGAAGAATGTCATAAAGAAGCATTAAGTTTTAAAACAAAAACAAAATTTAAAGAAAAGAAATGCAGTGCCTACATGTGCGCAAAAAGAAATAATTGGCTTGATGATATTTGCATGCACATGATTCAAATAAACACTCATCGAACATCAGAAGATTGTAGGTTAATTGCATTAAAATATAAAACAAAGGTTGAATTTGAAAAATACGATAAAGCTTCTTATGCATGGGCAAAAAGAAATGAAATTTTAGAAGAATTGTGCGCACACATGTCAAGAAAATATAAACCTCAAGGGTATTGGACTAAAGAACGTTGCCAAGAAAAAGCATTGGAATTTGATTCAAGATATAAATTTACTATAGGTGCTAGTGGTGCACATGATGCTGCAAATAGAAATGGTTGGATTGATGAAATTTGCGTACATATGAAACGAAAATAATTATTTTCCTTTGATTCCCATATAATTTTTTTTATATTTGTATCATGTTTAAAGGACAAGAATTTTATAGTATAATAAGAAACATATTCCCCAATGTAACTGGAGCAGGACCGCAGTTTCGAGTGGACTGTCCACGTTGTGCAGAATATGATGGTATTGAAAGTTCTGAAGGAAAACACAACTTAGAGATCAATACTGCAGGCTGGAAGGGCAACAGTATTCCTGTGTATCATTGCTGGCGTTGTGAGCCAAAGTTCAGTGGCTCTTTAGGTAAACTAATTCGTTTATATGGCACTCGTACAGATTATGAAATGTATAAAGCATTTGCTGGTTCATTCTCTGAATACATATCAACAGATGATGAAGAAGATGAATATGTACAAATAGAATTACCCAAAGAAATGATATTATTTTCAAATATGGAAGCAGGAAATTTACAACATTTTGAAGCATATAATTATTTGGTAAACGAAAGAAAAATAGGTAGAGATATAATATTAAAATACAAAGTGGGATTCTGTACCGTTGGAAAATATGCAAATAGAATAATCATACCGTCCTACAATGAATCTGGTGATGTTAATTATTTTGTTGGGAGAACATATGATCCTAGAGAAAAGAAGAGAAAATATTTAAATCCAATTGCAGATAAGAATAAAATTATATTTAATGAGGGTTATATAAATTGGGATAGTACCGTAATTCTTGTTGAGGGAGTTACTGATATGTTTTCACTACCAAACGCAATGCCGTTATTAGGGAAGACACTCTCAACTACTTTGTATGAAAAACTAAAAGAGAGGAAGCCAGATATTATAATTTTACTTGACCCAGATGCATATAAAAACAGCATAGAATTATTCTATCAATTACAGACTATTTATTATGACTGTGAAGAAAAAATAAAAATAGTTAAATTACCAAACAATGATGACATTGATGAAATTAGAAGAAATCAAGGCATTGATGAAGTTATTAGGTGTTTATACACTGCAAGGGGTTTAACGACTGATGATTACTTTATAAATAAATTACAAAAGCCTTATGATAATAGTAGACGACAAGAAACTTATTCAAAATATTTTGAGTGGAACAAATCGGGAAGCACAAGAAACGTTTTTTAATACATATCAAAAAATTATAAAGGATTACTTAAAACACAAATACCCAAAATACAATTCAGACGATATTGATGATTGTGTATCTGACATATTAATTAGAGTATTTTACAGCCTTAATAAATATGATTCCGAAAAATCAAATTTAAAAACATGGGTATTGGCTATTGCTAAAAATTACATGATTGATAGAAATAGAAAGAATTGTATTAATACTGGAAATACAAATACAATATCTAGCGAAATTCTATATTCAGCCAAAACTAGTGAATTAACAGGTATTTTGGCTGATTATAATGCTTCTACTACTAGTTATTGTAACAACACTTATACTGCTAATTGTAGTGGTAATCTTTCGTTTATATCCAGTGGGACTGACTGTACTGATTTTGAAAACTGTAATTCAGTTAATTACATTACCTCACAATTATCACCTTCTGATTATACATTATTAAATATGAAATACGTGCAAGGATATAATTATTGTGAAATTGGAAAGGAATTTCAACTTAGTAGCAGCACTGTTAGTAATAAAATTAATTATATTAAAACAAAACTGAAAAAGTGTTTGTTAGAAGAAATGTGTGATTGATTATCATTAAAAATGCCAGTAATATTAAAAACTGACATTTTTTTGATTTTTACATAATCTCAACACTTTTCTTTTTTAACAACTTTTTTGTTG